TCTCGTCACTGGTTGTGTTGACTATGGTATGTACCAAGACGACACTCCTAGTGGTGGAGATCCTCAAGCTTATGCGTATTATTATAGTGCAGAACAGACTTCAACCACTGGTGTAGGAACTGGTGCTTCATTCTATTTCAGAAGATACTATGGTTCACCTAATGCAATATATGTTAATAAGCCTGGAATTGGATATACTAACGGAGAGTTCTTGTCATTCGCACCAGGCGAAGCAAGTATAAAAGAATCTGGAATTGGTTGGGGTGTCACCGTGTATACTGATCCTGTGTCATACGGAACAACTCATAATGGTTTTTATACCAAGAATGTAAGTGGAGACAATAGCTATCCTTACGGAGTGTTGAGACATAAGATACAAGATAATAAAAAGTATGGAGTAACCTACAGAGCATTCTCTGCACCGAATACAGTTCAAATAGATATGGCAGCTGGCCCATTTTTCCATCCACTAGATCCAGATCCCTCTGGTAGTGGTATTCAGCATGGTGGATATAGTTCTTCTGGAAACGTCCCAAGATTCTGTGGTCAGAAACACTTAGACGTTGAATACGCTCTGCAAGACAGTTATGGAATGGAATATCCTAATCCAAAATCTTCGAGATTTGTTCCACAATATAATTCAATGACAGTTGCTTCGTCTAATAATTACCAATTAGATTTGAATGTTTTTAGATCAGGGATTGATACTAATTTCTGTGTGATGTCATACAGACAACCTACATTATCTTCAACCAAGTTGAGAGATAATACTTTCTACACATTTATACCTCATAATTTTACTACACCTGTATGGGATCTTGATAATGTATGTGTAGGAGGAGTCACACACATATATCCAAGCACTAGCGAGTCCCAAAATGTTATACTAAACATAAGAACGATTCCATATGGTTGTGGTTCACAAGCGGGTCGTACTCAGAGGATTGCTGAGGCGGGATATGATTGGAAAAATGATGGTATTGAATCAAAGTATTGCTCTGATCTTGCATACGGTAGTCCTGAGACTTACACCTACAATTACTTCCCAAGAATCTATAATAGAGATGCTGCTTATAACACTAATGGTAACACTGGTACAGGTAAAACAGTAACTATGGACCCTGCCGCTAATTATAATGCAGTCATAAAAGGAATACCTCTCAACGCCATGATGGTTCCCTCACCATATAATATGCCTGAAGATTTTGGATTGATAGACTTTATATATGATGCTCCTTCGATAAACATACAACAGGGAGATACTATTACCATAGATGAGACCGAGGTTTGGACTGTGATATATGGTACTTATAATCAAACTACAAAAACTCGTGGATTATTATTCGTTGCTAGGAAGGTCTGATGAATAACTTTACCTTCCCTACTTTACAATCTGCTGTTACTTATAATGAAAATACGAGCGGAGTAAACTACTTTTCACAACTCACCACAGAGTCTAATTACACTGACAGTATTGGTACTAGGACTAGTAGTGGTGGTCCTGATTTTGGTAACTACAATTATCCACTTCTAGGAATGAGTGGAGATGTTCGTCAATACACTGACGATGACAGACCAGCGAAAGGAATATTGTTTCCCCGATAGGTCTTATATATAATAGGATAATAAAATTTTACTATGGCAGATACAAAGACTCCTCCTAAAGAGGATAAGCCAAAAGGTCTAATTGGTAAATTAAAAGAAGCTGCGGAAGACAAAGAAGAGCAGATGATGATCCTGAGTACATTTGTACGGCTAGGCATCTTAGTCTGGAGTGGTGCGATATTAACTCTCGCATACGTTGAGTTGCCACCAGCTCTTAAAATACCAAAACAAGATTTAGATCCAACTTTCATAGCATCTGTCTTCACTGGCGTGCTAGCAACTTTCGGCGTTCAAGCTGGAAAGAGTAAGAGTAATGGTGGATCTAGTGGTGGTGGTGCAAACATATCTAAGAAAGATATGGAGATCCTTATTGAAAAGGCATCTCAGACTGCCCCTGCACAGGTAGTTCGTATAGAACAGGCTCCTGTGAAAATTGTCCCTGATCAAAAATAATCATGTTACAGAAAATCGTAAATGGAATCGCTATTGCTAGTGGTGTTATATCTCTCACCGTCGTTGGTACTGTTGGGTATGTATTCATACGCAAGGATGCNATTATCGAAAACGTCAAAGGCAAGATAATGGAATCTGTAATGCCAGGCGGAATGAGTGGAATACTTGGAGACGCAGCTGGTACTGGAGCACTTGAAGGTTTAGCTGGAGGAACTCTAGGTTTACCATCACCATCCAACCCTATCGCATCACCTCCATCAGCCCCAACAGAACCAACACCACCAACTTCAGTGGGATTACCTCCATTAAATTAATGCTCAAGGTATGTAATGAGTGCGGTGCTACTTGGATTAACGGTCAATTATATTGGCGTGAATCAGGAAAAGAAGCCTGCCCTCATGACTTAGCAGGGTTGGTATGTAATGTGATCGAAGATCCTGATTGCATCAACCCATGTCTGGGTTCTACTAGTGGTGCAACATGGCAACATTATCAAAATGAACTTGAAAGATACAAGGATGATGAGTAATGGACATTCAAAAAATTCTTAGTTATGGAAGTGCTGCGGCAGTTGTAGGAACTGGTGCAGTAGTAGGTGGAGGCGCAGTTGTTGATAACCTCACAGATGGGCCTGCAAAGAGACAAGAAATACAACTACAACAAATAAAAGAATTAGTTGCAGAAGAAGTATATACTCAATTAAAAGAAGCATGGCCACAGACATCTGGCCCCGTAAAGGGTTTGAGGTTGCCCGATGCCGCCAAATAATATACCACAGATATATGTTAACAGCACTGGTGGACTGAGATATCTTAGTCCGATAGAAACTGGTACGGTAACTATTGCAAATATAAACACACCTTGGATGAGAACTGCTCCACAGGCAATTCCTTGGACTCCTCCTGTCACAGTAAACATAGGAGTTCCTGTTGTAGAGATGCCAGGATGTGTCAAGATACACAAAGAAAATGCAAGGAATCCACAGAATAAAAGTAGTACCCTCGTAAATGATGACCCTAATCAGAATGTTGTTTTGTGTGATGGTGGTATGCCATACTATGAACCACCCGATTATCGTGCTGACGAGCTTACTTGGCAGACTGTTTATGGGGAACCAGAAGAACAGGTTAGTGGTGTAGACACAGGTGAACCTTTAGGCCCTCCTGAGGCAGACGTTGAACCACCTAAAACTCCAAATGAAGAGAAAGAAGTTCCATGCCCAGGCCCTGCAAACCTAAGAGTTGGTGACATAACTCAGGCTGGTGACGAGAGAGTGGTTGGTCATCAGTTGATACCTGATCCNAACAACCCTAAAGTAAATATTTGTGAGACANTATATGAACCTACTACTGCTATTGAGAAATTTNTGCCTTCTGTAAATCAGACCACCACTACAGTCGCAATCGCAGTTGTGGCTACGGCTGGTGCTGCTGCAACACCATTATTACTAAGAGTATTCAAACCTATAATTACAAAGATTTATAAAACAATACAGAAAAAACTCGGTAAAAAAGAGGCAAGACTATCTCGTAACGACATCATAGCGAATGAGTATCGTGCAAAGAGAGGCTTACCTCCTATCAATAAAAAGTAAAGTTTATATTACCAGAAACAATTAACCTATGTTCATCGGTTGGTATGGTTTCATGCCATAACCATGAGGGAAAACAAATTATATCACCATTCTCTTGTTCATCGGGAACTAATGTATTCCCTCCAGTATCAGTGAAACGAAAACATTTTTTCTTAGGCACATCTAAGAAGTGAACCCAAGATATATCTGAAGGAACATGGTTATGTTCTTTAATACAATTCCCTTTGTCATATGATTGTGACCAGAAGGTGTATTCATATGTTGACTTATGAAATAATCCTACGCTCTTCACAATCTCCTCTACTACAGTGCTGTAACAGACGTTTAAAAATTCATCTTGATCTTCCGAATAGAAAGATGTCTTATGGTTATCAATCAATTCAACTTCTGATAAACTAGACCTTAACCTGTCTATAGATTTGTCAGAAAATTTTATGTTACCATGAGACCAGTAAGGTGGTCTATACATTAGGGTATGGATATAGTTTTTAAACTAGAAGCATCTCCATTAGGTTTTGGATTGTTTCTGTTACTTGGTGGTACGAATGTTGGTTGAGGAGTTGTGTGTTCGTGAGGAAGTAACTTACCGCCTGGGTTTGTAACTACGATGTCGGCACATATAGAGTAGTAAGGTGACTTGGGATGGAACATGATGCCAGCTTTCATCAGTTCGCCACAGTTTTTAAGACGAGCCAATTCAAAGTCTAATCTCTTGTTGGCCACAAGTTGTGTTTGCATGGCGTTCTGTGCATCTGCTGCCTCCATACACTGTTTCTGTAGTTTCTTATTCAATGGTATAGAGATAGTAGCAGACAAACCTAAGTTAAAACTTTGATTGGCATGATAGTCAGTCCGAACAGGTTTGTTCCATATGACACTGCCTGGATTATCTGGTTTACCATCAGGCCCATCTACTTGTACTGTTATATCCATGTCTTCACCATCAGGGAACCATCTAGTTCCATCTGCCTTAGTCCTAGTGTCATACCATGACTCCC